GCAAAGTATTTCTTAACTGTTAAAAGGCCGGAATTTGTTTCATTGACCACATTAACTGGTATCGTCGTCGCATTCAGTGTAGCCAGCACCGCAGCGGCGATGTCTGAAGTCGTCGGTCCTGATCCGCCGACGCTTGATGTCAGCGTTCGCGTTCCGTGCCCCCATACAGCCGGAGCAACATCCGCGATGTCTCCGGTAATCACGTTGGAACCGGAAACCGTCACCACATCGGAATACGCACGCCCATAGTACACATACACAGACCCGCCAGGAGCAATCGGGCTAGAGCCATCCTTGCGCCGCACCGCGCCACCCGTGAGCGTGACGCCTGTCGTTCCGGTGTTCTGAATCTTGATGTCGGCAACATCGGTGTTGAGCAGGTAGTTGAAAGCATCCTCTGCCTGGAAAGCACCGAAGAAGTAGCGGATACCGTCATCGCCAGTCATCTGGTCGCAGTACCACGCATAGCCTCGTTGAATAGTGGTCTGGTTATCAGGATCGCTAACGTCGATCTGCACATTGACGTAATCGCTGGCGTACTCGGTCACGGTCGAACCGTCGATGCCATTGGCGATATACACCTCGTCATTCACCTGTGCTGCAAGGACAGACCAGCCGGAGGTCGTGGCGATGGTGTTGTACTCAGCAGGCAGTTTTGCCGTGGTTCCGCTACAGTAGGTCAAGCGAACGCGAACCACATCATCCGCCGAGTAGCCCGTGCCGTTATTGTAGGACAGGCTGTAGCTTGTGCCGGATACGATCTGATTAACCATTTCCGTTGCCGTAGTGACGTTGTAAATCTGCAAGCGAGAACCCGGTACGATGCCAGAGACAAGCGCATGCGCCTGTACGACGTAAATGGAAACGGTGATATTCGGCCCGGTGTTGGTGTAACTCGTACCAGCAGGTAGTTGAACAGTGACAGAACCGCCCGACGAATTGACCAGATTTATCGTTCCGCCAAACGTCGATGTGGCGAAGTTGTACGTTCCAGCCGCTTTGAAATCGAACGTGCTGGAGTCGAACGATCCCGTCTTCGTCCCGTTGTTGTTCCACTCGACCGTACCGCCACCACAAGTCATGCCGGTGTAGGTCGGATCAACCACCGTCCAACCAGAAGTCAAGCCGAACAAGGCACCCGCACGGGATAGCGGAATATCCTTGTCGAGATTCAGACAGGCCCAAGCACACGAATAGTCGTAGAACTTCTGCGCGGTATCTCCGGTGCCCGCACCGAACGTGATGCGCTTGGTCGAACCGTCGATGGTGATCCCGGTATAATCCGCTGCGATTGATTCGGTTGCGGAGACATACGGATCAACCGTCCGAGTTGGGCTGGTTTCCTGAGACAGATCGAAACCGTAGTGTCGGCATTGCGTGACGAAAGGCGAATCCGGTACGCCATCGAAATACACCGTTCCCGTTGTCACGGTCTTTGCGCTGGCCGTGTAAGTCAGCGTGAAGTTGCCGTCATAGCCTGCGCTATTCGTGATCGACAGATCGAACTTTTCCCACGCACCATTGGCCGCGCTGGATGCCGTAAATGTCTGCGTCGTTGCGCCCAATCCGGAGAGCGAAACAGTCGGAGCGGTGTAATCGCCTGAGTTGTAGAAAGACGAGTCGAACTGGACATACCCAACCACGCGGATTGTCTTTCCGTTGGCGCAGGGGATGTAAATTTCGCGTGATGACGGTTTGTTAACCATCCTAGGAGAAACTTGAAAAGATGATGCGCCTCTGAACTTAACAGAGTTGTTGCGCTTAAATGTCGGTACTGTTCTGCTTTGTGGCGTCCAAATTTCTTGTTGCGTTACATCTTTGTTTTTGTTGATGATAACGACGCGCCCGGAGTCAGCCGAACCGATTATAGACAGCGTAGAAACCCAGTAATCACTTAGGAAATCAGCACCCGAATCTGGCATTAAGCAATCTTTGTAAGTTGATACAAAAGAAATAGCCGAATTCTTAGATGAAGCAGACTGCCCGTTACCAATCTGGAAGTTAGCGTTCTCTACATAGCCAAATGAACCAGAATTAGTGTTTCCGCAAAACGCCATCGTTTCGTTAAGTGATTTTGCAGCAAAATACTTAACATTCGACTTCGTGACTCCGCAATATATATTGCCGTTAAATTCTGCGTACTCTGCACCTTCGCCTGTGTTATACCCAGAAATTGCCGCATATGATGTTTTAAGGAACAGGTTATCTTTTATCTGGCTATCTTTAATAGACCCTGCTCCGTACCAAAAATGAATGTTATAACTGGCGGTGGTGTGCGTGTTATTGGTGTGATAAACACAACGCTCCACAGGGGCAGTCATAAGACCGCACAAAATAGCGCTTGATGCCCCCCAGTTATTATAAAAAGCACAATCGAGAAACCCGCTAAAACTGTCCGATTGCCAATATGGCGAAGCGACAGTTACGCATCCAGAATAACCACCACTCAATCCGTAGAATTGAACGTGGCTGAATTTCTTTATTTTGCTTGAAGGTTCCGATCTAACATCAATGTTGCATCGAGCGCCTGCTGCCTGTGAAAGCGTATAAGACCGAACAACAACATTACTCGTTAGGTTTCCGACATACCCAGAAGCGATATGCCCGTATGTCAACCCGCCAGACCATCCGATAACATTTCCGCTTACGGACGTAAGAACAACTTCTTCGTGTTGGGCTTGCGCTGTCGCCGCTGTAGTGCTTGTGCTTGTAGTACCAAACACGATTCGATCACCGACACTCCACCCTGTCGCGTCGATTACAGTTGCAGACGTTGCACCGACAGATACGCCAGATTGAAGCTGTGTCCACCTTTTGCGCGGAAATCCAGAAAGCGATATTTTATTAGCGCCCTGCGTACCGACAAACGATGTGTTTGTAGCTCCACCCTGATTTAGATACAAGGTAAAGCTATAGGTGTTCGACGCAGATAGATCAACGTCAAAATAGGCGTTTGCAGCAACAGTAATTGTTGTTACAACAGTCAAGTCACTGTTCGCGGATTGAGATGCTTGTAACGTTCCATTGACCATTACCGACGACGCAATGCACCCTATTGCATCAAGCGTCACTGTATGACCGCTTGCAATCGTCACCGTATCGGCTGACGTAGGCACGACGCCACCGACCCATGTGCCAGTCGCCGACCAGTTGCCTGATCCAGCGGAAGTTATTGCGGCCATTTAGCGGTACTCCTTCGCATTCTGTGTGCCGTCCCACTCGACAGTGGTCCCCGACTGATAGCAATAGACTTCGGTCCTGGCGCTCTTGCGAGTCACAATATATTCGTTCATTTCACCAGCATCCCTAAAAGAAACTTCGTGATGGACTCCGGCAGCGCAAATTTCACGGTCAACCCAAGCATAACCAACAGGCAAAGTATCCAAACCAGCCTAATAACCCCGGTTACACCAGCCTGGATCAGCGTAGTCTTCGCCGTCTTCCAGAACTCTTCTTCGGCCTGAGCAGCCTTGTTCTTCTGCTCGTGGTAATCGTGGTGTCTGCGGAAGTCCCCGTCAGGGAAGGCGGCTTTCAGCTCCGCAAGCACTTCCCGCAGGTATTCCCGCTCCTTGACGGAGTGGATTTCCAGGGCCTCGTCCAGATCATCAACAGTGATAGGATCTGTCCCCAGCCTTTTCCTTCTATCCGGTCCCCCCAAAGTCATATCCCCTCACAAATATGTCAACGCTGCGCGATTGTCCCAGATATTGTCGTACTGACCATTTCCGTCTGCCCACAGTATCCTTAATACCAATCCCGAAGTCAATATCTGCTTAATCTTCCACACCGGATCGGAAAGAGAGGACCCTGCCGGCGCCAGCCCCACATAGAGCACACCCGCTCCGGTATCTTCCATGACCAGCGCTTCATTCGCGCTTCCCTTGCGGAGGCGGTACAACTCCACCCCGTTGATCAGGACCAGCTCGGCGTCAAGCTTTTTATCCTGATCCGCGGAATTCTGGCGAACAAATGCATCACTCATTCGTCGTCATCCAAGAGTTCAGCCATTTCGTTCCGGGCCGATTCCAGAACCGCGTGCTTTTCAATGCAAAGCTCGAAGCGCCCTTCGTACCCCTTCACGGAGGGGTCTTCTGGCTTGGCCAGGGTCACGCTTTCCAGCTTCCCAACCAGCACCACCTTGATCTTGCTCCCCGGCCGGTACTTCCGCAGGGCTTTGGCCATCTCCTGATCCATGTCGATGTAGGCGCAGCGCTCAGCGCCCGGACCAGAAACCACTTTACTGTCGATCATTACCTTCTCCTGATGTAAAAAAGGGGAGATTAACCCGAAAGTTAACCCCCCCTTTAAATTGCCAAGGTTCCTTACACGACGAAGTTGCTGATCCAGCCCATCGTCTTCAGGTGGTTAGCTTCCAGACCAGCTTCGGTCAGCCACTGGCCCTTGGTCTCGTCAGCATCATTGGCCTGGATGTTGTCCTTGAAGGTGGTATCGCGCATGTAACGATACTTCAGGGCAGACGGGTCAATAATGGCTGCGTCGTTGGTGAAGCGGCCGTGGGTGTTGAAGAGCGGATGGGACTTCACATAGATCGTGCCCTGCGGCAGGACCCAACGCTGCAGCTTCATACCGTAAACGTCGATGAGGCCATCGAAGTTCACGCGGGTACGAGTCTGCGACGCAGCCAGCTTGTTCAGCGAGTTGAGGAAGCCGTTGCCCGAGAAGACGATACGCTCGTCGCCAGCGCCGGAGTCATAGTCGAAGACCTTGTACACGGCGTCGGTGAAGGTGGTTTCCGTCGGCGTGGTGGTGAAGGCCGTGATCATCGAGCTCGCGTACTGGGACAAAGCCCACAGCAGACCGCCAGTGAAACGGAGCGGCTTGCCGTTCGAGCCCGTGGTCTCGTGGCGCTTGCCAAACAGGAAGGCAAGTTCCATGGCCACAGAGTGGTCGAACATCTTGCGCTTCTTGTCGTTCTTCACCGGATCGCCAGTGCGGGTCTTGGTCCCCTTGGCGGTATTGGTGATGTCGTAGGTGGTCTTGAAGATCTGACACAGGTTCATCATCTTCGTCGGGTTGCGAGAAGCAGCCGACGGAGCGCCCGTACCTTCGGCGAAGGCGTTACCGATCTTGGTCAGGAATGTACCGTTCGCGATCGGCGCTGCGGAAGTGCCAGACTGGCCGCGGGTGAAGGTCACGGAACCGGAGGCGCCGTTGGCCGAGGCGATGATGATTTCGTGGTTGTAGGCAGTGGTCAGGGCCTTTTCGACCAGGAACACGTCACCTGCCACCACGTCGGTCGCGTCGGTCACGTTGGAGGTCACCGCAATCGAGGTATCGGTCGTGGAGTAACCCGTAGTGTAGTTGACGGTCAGACGCAGCGCGTTCAGCTCTTCTTCGTACCAGGCGTATTCCGGGTCGCTCGTCGACTCGGACTTCATCTTGGACAGGAGGGCGGTCAGAGGCGTCTGACCATTCGGATTCCGCCAGAGGATCATCTCGCGGAAATTCTTCGGGCGTTCGTCGGTAGCCCAATCACCAGTTCCACGGAGGCCAGCAACTGCCATGGTATTTCTCCTTCAGATCAATCGTCGTTCAAGAATTCCTGCGCCAGCATCTCAAACGGATTGCTTGGAGCCGCCGGCATGGAGCCCCCACCAGCACCTCGTGCTGGGGCGAAGGGAGCGGCCGGGGCTTGCACCGGAGCCTGAGGAGCGGCTGGAGCCATTCCCTGGGCCGGCGCGGCAATACCGAGAGCGGCGCGGACAAGGTTGCCGATGGCGCGAGCGGCCTCCTCGGGAGGAGCGTTCCGATTGACGTTGCGGTAGACAGTACCAAGCTGCATGATCGCCGGCTCGAACCGGGGATCAGCCAGGTCTGGGTTCACCGAGGTGAAGAGATTCTTCGCCCGTGAGTTTACCTCAGTATGGTGCTGGATCTGCTGCATCATCACCGGAACCATCGCTTGCATTGCGCGCATCGAGTTTTCCAGTACTTCCATATGAACCTTGGCAGCCAGCTTCGGCAGCACAGTTTCCGGCTCGGTCAACATCGCGTTGGCAGCTTCCTGATCCAGGGCATACACCTGTTCGAGTTGAGAGAGGCGGGACTCGCGCCAAGCTGAATATTCCTCGTTGCTCGCAGACGGGGCTACCGGCGCAGGGGCAACAGGTTCAGTGGAGGCCGGGGCAGGTGCGGCGGCGGGCTCAGCAGCCGGGGCAGGAGCAGGAATAGCGGCGGGTTCAGCAGGAGCGGCCGGAGCGGCCGGAGCCTCTTCGACAACTTCCACATCACCTTCGATATCCAGACCCTGGTCCTCGGCGACAAACTCATCACCAATACCTTCCCAGTTAACATCCGACTCCGTCGACTCGGATGCAGATTCGCTTGCGCCACCAGCAGAGGTATCACCAGGCATATCGCCCAGTTCCTCATTCCGATAACGCTGCATCATCATACGCAATACGAAGCTCATTCCTCATTCTCCTTCATGGCAAGTGCCTGTTGATAATCCAGTTCCAAACCTTCCATCATCGCTTGAGCGGTGGCCGCCAAGGCCAATCGCCCCTCGAGCTGCCCCTTCTTCCGCTCCATCTTCCACAGGTCCGCCTCGCCGTCCACAGGGGAGAAGAGGATCTCCTGCTGCAGGTTGTCGGCTTGGGCCTGTAACGCTTCACAAACCATACGCCACGCGCGCGACTCTAGCAAGCGCTCCATATCTTTTTTTAATTCCCCGATATTGGAAGGGTCCTTGAACTCGTCAGTCATGTCCATCTCCTTAAAATGCCCCCCGAAGGGGGCGGGTTACTCTCAGCCCGTGGGACCCATGCCAGGGATCTGGCCGGGTTCCATCGGGTTACTCCGCATCGGGACCACGTTCCCCATCTGAGCCTGTTGATGCAGCATACCGTCGGGGGTGACCTGAATCTTGAAGCGGTTGATATTCTTCAAGCCGCCAAGCTGTGCCACAAAAGCGAAGATCTTGGACAGGTCGTATTGCTGGAGGGCGCCCGGCACCTTGGCCATGCTGGACATGAGCTGCTGCCACAGGTTGACCTGGGCGAAGCGGTCCACCGGCATAGTCCCGTCCACTGGAACGAAGTCATACATCCCGGCGATCATGGAGGGATCGACCTGCATATAGGGGGCGGCCCACATCGCCTGATCCCCTACGATCCTGAACTTCTTCTCGCCCGTATACAGCTGCTGCGTGGACATGGAAAGCTTGGAGCAGAGCGGGGCGAAACCGACGGTGGAGAACCACTCGCAGTTCGTCTTCAGACGGTTGATGCCAAAGGTAGTGGAGGAGCGAACCTCCGTCGCCGTCTTCCGGCCCCCAGCATTCACGCTGCCCATCACGTTATCACTTACCCCGGTGATGCGCTGGGCCAGTTGCCCCACCATTTCACTATCCGACAGGTTGCTCCTGGTAATATCCTGGACCGGGAACTGATGCATCAGGGTGCGCACATCCTGGCCGTAGGCGGCTGGCTTCAGCCGGATCAACTTCCCGGGGGAGGGCTGCTCCAGGTCCCGCACATTCACCTTGCTCGGATCGACGAGGAACATATTGTTCAGCGCGGCCCGGACATTATAGAAGTGGGAGTTGAACAGCCACTCCATGGTCTTATTCAGGGGATCGAGGACCTCCAACATACTCCGGTTGAAGACGTTGTAGCCCTCTACCTCGAACGGAATCACATCGAAGGGGTATTTGTTGTGGGCCAGGCCCAGAGGTTGAGCACTGATCACCACCTCGTCATTGGCGATGGTGAAGACCCACTTCTCAGGATAACGGCTATTGCCAAGCCCGAGTTCGCTCGGGATCACATCCCAGTGAAATTCGTGAATGTCCACGGAGGTGGGGTTATCCCCCTCGAGCTTGTACGTGCCCAGGTCCTCCCCGGGCAGGTTCGTGTCCGCGCCAGCGCCGAAGCTCCGCTCGCTCCCCGCGAGTCCGGGTCCGCCCTTCTTCAGCAGCTTCAGGTTATAGTACTGGCCCCGCGCCGCCTTCCCCGCGACCTTGACCCAGCCGATCTTGTCAAAGACGATGCAGAATTCCCCCTCCTGGAAACGGAAGAGCGGAACGCGCGGGTCCGAGAGGAAGTCCGCCGGACGGATGTTGTAGAGGCGATTCCCTTCGAAGCCAGTAACCGGGACGCTCTCCGTCACCTTCTCCGTCGTGCCAGGGATCGGCACGCCGAGGAAGGTCTTCGGCTTGTCCACGATCTTCGTCATCTGGAACTCTTCCTTATCCCAGTAGTGCCCGATGACTCCATGCGAGTACTTGCCAATGTCCATCAGCCAGACGAACAACGCGGCCATGCCCCCGCCTGCGGTGAGTTGGTAATCGAGAAGGCTCTCCATCGCGGTTTCCGCGTCCTGGGACTCGCCGTGCCGCCCCTTCAGCTGGAAGATCGGATCACGGGCCAGGAACACGCTCGTATAGTACGTGTGGGCGGTGAGCAGCATTGCATACGAGTACGGGATGGAGATGGTCGTGTACTCCGTCTCTCCACTCTTCCGCTTCCCCGCCCGAACGCGGTCTACGTCCGTCTCAGGCATGTACGCGGTGAAGATATTCTCGGAGTTCTTCCATTCCTCTTCCCGCTTCTTCCGCTGCTCGTCCCGCGCCATCTTCTTCCGCGCGAGGAAATTACTTATCACCTTCTTATGCAGGGGAGTGTTATACCCAATATACTTCACCCCCGGCGCCAGCTTCACAACATCGCTCATGGTGCACCTCTGAAATTAAGTTGAGGAAGTTCGTCCTCTTCGTCCAGCCGCTCGAAATCGCCTTCAATCCACTCGTCCAGGCCCTGGTTGCTTGCCCAGGTAATCGCCATCGACACCGCGTCTACTACGTCATCATGCATCTCCGCGGTGGGGGAGTACTCCGTGAATTGCTCAATAAACTTGGTATGCTGATACCGCACATGCAGTCTCTGATACCCGCTGGTCTCGCCGAGAGCCTGGACGATCCGGTCCGACTTCCGGCGACGGTCCTGAATCTTCCAGACTGGGAGGTACACCCGCTGCTCCCGCATCTTCTTCTCCAGGTACCACGCGAGGACGCGCTGGTAGGAGATACTCTCGACGGCAATGCCGAGAGGACGGAAGCGTCGCGCAAACTCAAAGACGGTAGCGGTAACCATGTCAGGGTCCTGGCCGATCGCCGCCTTGTAGTCCAGGAGGTACACCTGATCCCGGAAGAAGCCGACAGCCGCTACCACGTTATCGTCAGCGGTCTTTTCCTCCGAGCTGGCCGGGTCGATCGAGATGATGACGGTCATCCTCTCCGGGACCGTATCCCAGTACCGCAAGTTCTCAATCTTGAACGAGGACAACTCTTCCGAGATGACCTTGCACTCCTTCTCCCGCATCCAGATCGCCAGCCGGCCGACCTTGATCTCAGCCTGCTTTTTATCAAGTAGTTCCTGCGTGGGGTAGCGCTCGGGCCAGCGGCTCTCCCCATTCTCGTCAAAGATGCCGAACCGGAAGAACTTCCAGTCCGGGTCCTTCTCGCAGCTCTCGATCAGGTCGAACTTTGACTTGGGGGTGTCGAGGATAACAGCTTTAGCGTCGGGGGCTTCCGACCGTGGAGCGAGGGAATTGAAAAGTGCACCAAAGACAAGGTTGACCTGTTTCCCCCGCTGGTCCGCTGAATTACTCGCTTCGTCGGTTGAGGTATCGTCGCAAATAATGAGGTCAGGACGATGGTCGTCGATATTAAAACCTCGAAGTTGGCCTGTAATACCCAAGGCCAGAATAGTAATGGGTGTTTCAAGGGCTTCATGGATAATCTCGATATGGTCGTCGGTCCACTTGCTCCCCTTCTTCAGCCGGAAGGTACTCGCCCAGAGGCGATTGTGTTCCACCTGCCGCTTGATCCAACGCAGGGAAAGGATTGAGTGGCCCTGGCTTGCGGAGACAAAGAGGATCGTGCGGGAGATCCCGTAGGCGATCCGCTGGCTGGTAAAGGTGCGGAGGAGAGTGGTCTTCGCTCCGTCCCGGAAGATTTCAATCGCTACGTTCCGGTAGTCCTGATTCATCAGGGCCTTGCCAATCTCCTCGTGCATGAATGGAGAGGACTGGCGGAAGGTCTTCGGGAAGAAGATGCGGCCATAGCGGGTGAGGGATGTGGCCCCGAGCCTTACGGCCTCGGCGGGGGTAATCGGAAGAGTTTCCATTATGGGCGCCAGATATGTACTTTAAAAGAAGGGTGCTTCATGCAAACCTCTTGCGCGAGCACAACCTTCTCAGGGAACGGGGTGGCCGGGTCATACCACTTAACCACCTCGCAGAAGTCAAACGTCCACAGCGGGGCGGGGAACATCACCTGCAGGACGGGGAGGTAGAGATGCTTGACCTGCCACCACGCGTCGGAGGTGTGCTGGTACTTTACCTCTACAATGGTGATCCTTCCCCGAGCGAAGTCGAAGAGCAGGCCGTCGGGCTGGCACCAGCGCCAACGCGCCCCCTCGCCGGAGGGGAAGAACCGCAGCCAGGGGGAAGCCAGGTATTGTTCCCCGTAGAAGCTGGCGAGATGGGCCTGGACCTTCTTCTCATAGCGGATGCCTTCCAGCCTCCGGCCGGTGTATCGCCGCTTACGGATGGCGGGGGGCTGGGAGAAGTTGGCCGAGAGGACGCGACCGGCGGGGCGGAAGGCCTCGGGGGCGGGCGGGGGAAGCGGGCTACTCACTGACCCGCACTCCGATTTCGTCGATGATAACCTGATCGGCGCGGTAGCCAGAAGCCTCACTTCGTTCGCCTGGTACGGCCCCACTCGCCGCGGCCTGCATCAGAGCCCGCGCGTCTGCCAGATCCCCAGCCTGCAGGAAGAAGTTGTTCTGCTGGTTCAAGGAGCCCCCGGCCGGTGCTGAGGGATTGCGGGAGCTCTGCGGGGCGTAGCCCATCCGGTGAAGGATCTTATCCGTGGCGGAGAGGATAAACTCCGGGTCCTCGGTCTTTTCCAGGTGATCGGTAAGTTTCTCCACGGCGATGTCTGCGGCCCGGGCCAGCTTGGCCGGGATGCTCTCCGCGACGCGCATGGCGATCCGCTCCTGCTTCTCCTTCAGCGCGTGCTGGAACAAATCACTATGGATGATCTGGCTGAGCCAGCTCTGCGTGTAGCCGAAGTGGTCGGCGCACTCCCGCAGACTCTTTTCCGGGTTCAGCACGAGCCAGTTCATCAACTGCTCGTGGGTGGTGGACAGCTTAACAAGTTCGGCCACGTGGGCTCCTTGCGGGGTGGGTTTCGACCCCCGTAACTTACGGCATACGGCTTGGGATGTCAACAGCTGGCTTACGGGGGGACCGGGCGCGTGGGCGCGGAGGGTGCCCTGGGCTTTGATGGGGAAGGTAACTGATGGGTTAATGTCCCTATTTACTTCCAAGTTGCTAAAAAAATCCGTGTGGCTTTATCCCCCGGTGTAAGCCACCCCCGAGGGGGGGGGAGGGTGGGGGAGGCGCTAAGTCGTTGATTCTAAACGGGAAAAATGACCGCTGGACAGGGCAAGAGATCCGCGTATAATAGGAACTGTGGAAGGGAAGAAGAGATCCCGGACACGGCAGGGCAACCGCGGTAGGTACGCAGCCTGACCTTCTTTAACAAATTGATATGGAGGCCTATCATGGCACAGGAACAAGTGAAGAAGTTTCTTGGGAAGATTACGCCAGAAGATCATGGCGGGAAACCGCGGAGTGTGATCTTCACCTTGGGTAATGGCCAGAGCATTACGGCGGAGCTGGACAAGCTGTCGGGCGAGATTATCGAACGGCTGGCGATCCACGGGCTGAGCCAGAAGATCGGTGATGCCGCGAGCTCGTTCTCAAAGGACCGGGATTTTATGGGAGCCTTTGGGAGTATGTCCGGAGTCTGGGACACGCTGCAAGCGGGTGGCTGGAACCAGAAGGGTGGGGGTGGAACCTCCGACCTTGTCGCGGCCGTGGCCAAGCTGAAAGGGGTTTCGCTGGAAGATGCGCAGGCCGCGATTGATAAGGCGAATGAGGAGCAGCTGGCCGCCCTGAAGAAGCACCCTGCGGTTAAGGCGGAAATCGCCGAGATCCAGAAGAAGCGGGCGAAGGAAGCGGCGAAGACGGCGGGCAGCCTGGAAGATCTGACCAAGGCGTTGGGACTGTAACTGTAACGGGGGGGCGGGGAAACCTGCCCTCCACAAGGAGATGGAAATGGGAATGTTGAATACGCATCAAGTGGTAGCCGTGATTAACGAGTTCAAGCAGTTCTGCCCGAACATGCAGAATATGGAGGACGCGTTGATTCAAGTCCAGATGAGTCTGGTGGTGGATGATGTTCGCCGGACAGTCTGCCGGGCAATGGAAGTAGCCTGGGAAGATGGGTGGTCGGCCAAGCCGGTGGTAAAGCGCAAGGTGGAAGGATGAAAGGAAGCGACTGGTTGATCCTCGGACTCTGGTTCGGGTTTTGGATAGTTGTGTTTGGGGCGGGGCTTTGAGGGGAAACCCTCGGGGCCTTGCCCCTTTTTTTCTCGAGGGGCGGGGCTGGACACTGGCGCCTGGACGCTGGGAGCGGAGGGACTGTGGACTGGGAGCGGCCCCGCTTGGGGTTCTCCCTGGATTACGGACTGGAGAAGGGAGTGGGGCCGCTGTGATCTGATGCGCTAATCGGCTGCGTTGGCAATGAGTCGGCAATGTCGAGGCAATGTGTGGCAATCACTGGCAATCGGAGGCAATTGGGGCAATCAAAAGAATCAAAGAATGATCCTGAGGGGTGGGATTTATGTATAATTTAGGGGGATTAACATCCCCAACTATATTGTCAGGCTGTCCATAGTTGTTAAGTTATTTTTTTTTTTTTTTTTTTTTACTAAATACAAAACCTTCTGATCTCAATAAATGGGGACGTTAACTTTCCTATTAACGGGCCAAATAATCCCCCTACAATATATCTACCCTCTCAGCCCCATTCTTTGATTCAAATGATTGCCACGATTGCCAGGGATTGCCTTTGATTGCCTTTGAGGATGGTGCGTCATTGCCATCATTACATTCATTGCACTATACACAGCCCTTCATTCCAACATTGACAACCTCATCCCTTTCCCATACAGTCCCAATTCCAACGCACCAACGCGCCAGTCACCTCAGGAGCCATAATGAATGCTGAAACCAAACCCAAGCGGAAGTTCTCCAAGAACTCCACCACTTGGCAACTCTTCAATAAGTTCTTCTTTTTGGAGACGGACAAGTACCCATATACGCTGCCCCCGATGCCGCGAGGTTCCGCGATCAACCTCGTTCAGGGGCTGAACTGCTGCAACATCCAATGGGCGGAGGAGCAATCCATGCCACTGGACTTCCTCTGCTTCTCCGCCAAGGCTAAGTCAACAGACCCGCTCAACCCGAAGAACCCTGACGTGCCCTGGGTTGTCGAGATCTCCGCGAACCAGCGCCACGGCGTCGAGGGCCGGAAGAGGAAATCCTCGACCGCGTGGATGCAGGCCCTGCTCGACCAGCCAGTAGAAGGGACTCTCCCCGCGAACGACACAACTTCATCGCCTTCCGGCGAGGAGGGAGTGTACGTACCTTCGCCCGTAAGCCAGCAAGCCCCCGAGATCTCCCACATGGAGAACGCCTTGGAGGGATGGCTTGGGGCTGGCCGTGGCCGTGAGCCAGCAAATACGGACGACCCCCACGCGGCCAGCGGCCGCTATCCCCTCGCGCCGGAAGGAGAAGAGTAATGGGCATCAAAGAAGTTGTGCTGGAAGCTGGAGAGTGAGATGTTGATAGAACTTGAAAAGCCGAAGCGCATTTCACCCAAGCAAGCTACGTGGAAATCTTGCCTACCGTTCATTGATAATGCTCGCGCAACCATGATACACAGGCCGCGCAGCGGATCAACCTACAACATTCATAAGAACCCGCATATCGCTGTGCAGTTCTGGTGCGGTATGTCTGTCACAGCAAGTGATGGTCATCTGTCGTTCTTGGACTCGCCACCTGAAGGACGAATACTTTGCGAGCGGTGCGAAGCTATGGCCGTGAAAAACGGTCTGCCGAGCGCCGACGAACTTGCCGGAAAGCATGTCCATAAGGGCAGGACTGTTGCCGTTGTGACCTGCTGCGCCAGCGTGAAGGAGAACAGTGATGGACATTAAAGAGATTGCACTTCGGATCGGTGAAAAAGCAGACGAATATGCCGATGCCAAACTTCAAAGCAAAGGCGAGTTTCATCCAGATTGGCACACAGTACGCGATGAATATTTCGCCGAAGCCCTTATCGCTGAACTCGCCAAGCAGAATGAGCCGATTTATGCGTTTCGCAGAAAAGGACTAGATGATTTCTGCACATGCGATAAGCGACGATTCGACGAACTGTCACAGAAAACTACTCTATTCGAGGTGCGGGTTTTCTACCACTTCCCACCCACAGCAGAACAAATCGCCAATGAGACTGCTTGGCGGCCGATTGAGACAGCGCCGAAGGATGGAAGTTTTATTCTTCTGGCTACTCCGAAAGGTCGTATAGCCGATGGGTTCTGGAGTCTTGTCTACGGGGTGTGGTCGTGGCCTTATGTCATGGTTGAGCCGACCCACTGGATGCCATTACCAACACCGCCTAAGCGGAGCATGGAAGGAGTTTAAGAAATGACACCGGAAGAAATCAAAACACTTGGTCACGCTTTCTTTGATGGGAAGGTGTTGCAATACCGGTATGAGAATGGAGACTGGATGGACTGGACTTGTCCATACTGTCCCGGCTTTAGTAACACTATAAAATGGCGCATCAAGCCAGACGAGCCGAAGAAGGTGAAACTTGAAGCGTGGATTGACGAGAATGGTTTTCTGATGCACAAAGCCAGTTTCAGTGGGGGATACGCGGCCCCTGGGTCTTGGATTCGCATCCCTGAACTCGACCGCGAAATCACCTTGCCGGAAGGAGAGTGATAATGACCGTATGGGTTCTGGTTTTCTTGGCTTGTGGATATAGAGAATGCAGTCCGGCTGTCATTGATAACATAACA